ATGTCAGCTGCTTTAATTGACCTCGTCTCAGTCGGTGCCCAAGATGTGTACATCACAGGCGATCCTCAAGTCTCTTTTTTTAGACAAAACTATAAACGTCACACAAACTTCGCCATTAAACCTGAACGCATGGATTATATTGGAACGTTTGGTTCGAGTAACGAAGTTGTTATTCCAATTAGATCCAAGGGGGATCTCTTAAGTTATGTATGGATTGAAGCCACAAATATTAACCTTAAAAATGATAACGCCGCAAGTTTGTTTAGCTCAGCGACTGCACCAACCGAATTTTCTTTGTATGTCGGTGGCCAGGAAGTGTGTAAAATGGATTCTCTCTTTGTTGCGGGTGTCCATAATGTTCTTTACAATGAATCCCAGGCTAAAGCATCTTGTGCAACCACGTGCTATGGTCCAGGTGTACCAACTAATGCAACAAATAACATATCTTCGGGAAGTTACGTCATTCCATTCTTTTTCAGTGAAGATTGGACCAAATCTCTCCCACTCGTCGGTCTTCAATACCACGAAGTTGAAATCAGAATCAAGTTACACTCCGCATTCTCTGCGGGTTCTACACCAAAGGTGTATGGATCTTATGTCTATCTTGACACGGAAGAACGTGACTTCTTCGCTAATGAAGAACATGAACTACTTATTACACAAACACAATACCAACCAATGTCTAAAACCGACACCAGCGTTGATTTAACATACTTTAACCACCCAGTTAAGGCTGTACACATTGCATGTGCCGAAGACCATGGTACAAAGTACTCGTTCACGGACGCATCTTTGTACATTAACGGTACCGCTCTTTTCGAAAACATGACATACGAATATTACAATAAAGTCGTGCCATCGAGACATTGCTCTGTTCTCTCGGAAACACTTAGTGTTGAACCAGTAACAACATGGCCATTCTGTCTTACAATCAACAAATCACAACCAACTGGATCTTTGAACTTTTCAAGAATCGATAACGCTAAACTTACAATTAATACCCCAGTATCTGGTGATACTCCAGCAGCTCTTAGAGCGTATGCGGTCAACTATAACATTCTCAGGATTAAGAATGGTATGGGTGGTATCGCATTTGGTAACTAAATTAGTTCTTACCCGAAGATCCAAAACCTCGTTCGCCACGTTTTGTTTCTTTTAATTCATCAACTTCCTCAATAAGTGGTGTTTCACACTTTTCCAAAATGAGTTGTGCGATTCTATCGCCTTGTTTAATTTCAAATGATTCACTCCCGTGATTAAACAAGATAACCTTCAATTCACCCGTATAGTCCGGATCGATAACACCGGCACCCGTTTGAATACCGTGTTTTACACTTAAACCTGATCTAGGCGCAATACGACCATACACACCTTGTGGGATCGTTGCACAAATACCCGTACTTACAATACCACGTTCACATGCATTGATCGTCATGTTTTCCATGCTATACAAATCGTATCCGACAGATCCAGGGGATGCGCGTGTCGGTAAAGTTGCTTCGAGAGTCAATCGTTTAATTCTAAGTGTTTCCATGTTTTTTATTAATCTAAGAGTTGTTTCTTTAAAACCATTTAAAATAGTGTAACGTATAATTAGAAATGAGTCTTAAGATTATTATGGGAAATATGTTTTCAGGAAAAACGTCCGAACTTATCCGACGTTTAAAACGGTACAAAGTTATAGGTAAACGTATTCTCGTTATAAACTCTAAAAAGGATACACGCGCATCAGAGGATGTTTTACGTACCCATGATAATGTTCGTTTCGATTGTATAAAAACCAATACTCTCGATGAAGTTGATTTTTCAGATGTTGACGTTATAGCTATGGATGAGGCTCAGTTTTTCACAGGTCTTAAAAAGTTTGTTGAAAAGGTTCTCGATTCGGGTAAAACGATTTTACTCGCGGGTCTCGATGGTGATTATAAACAGAGAAAGTTTGGTGAACTCATAGACTGTGTACCTCTCGCCGATAAAGTGTTTAAGATATCGGCGATGTGTATGGAATGTATGGATGGAACACATGGACCCTTTACAAAACGTATCGTACAAAATGATGAACTCGAACTTGTTGGTGATCACGATATGTATAAAGCGGTGTGTCGAAAACACCTTTAGTTTAGAATCTATTAATATCTAGAATAAGAACAACACGCTTTTGTTGGTCGGTTTTATCAACACTATGGTATCGTGAGTGGTCAAAAAGAACATCTTCACCAGGTTTATGTTGATGAATATCAAACTCTGTGGTAAGATTACTTGTTCCTTCGAGTGTTAAGTGATACCGTAACTGTAAATTACTCTCGGCGCGATGTGCTGATATAGACATTGGTCCTTCCATAACCGCAATCATAGCATGTCCGACACACGGTACAGTTTTTAAAAATGCGTATAACTTTGGAAAATCGTGTATTTTATAGTAATAATAATTTTGATTATATTCAAACCATGGATCAATATCATGGAAATAATACTTTTGCGCGTTTTCGTGTAACCCATCGTATTCGGTTTTTATATCAAAAAAGTGTTTTTGTACCCGCCAAAGTCCTGTAAAATCGTCTACTGAGTACTGTAGTTTATAAAAAAATAAGTCTACGAGTGAGTTTCGTATACCAACGAGTGGGCGTAAAGGTCTCTGAAAATAGAGTCTATCTATAGGGTTTTTACAATAATCGTTTAGTAACAGTATAAGTGGTATCATAAGAAACCACATTTTTTTGTTTACCTATAATAAATGCCAGGATATCCTAAACTCGAAAAATACGCACCAGCACAAACACAAGAAGTTAACACATTGGAAAAGCGATTCCTCGGTTTGACCAATGTTCAAATTGGTTTATTTAGTTTACCAGCCTTTATTGCTCTTTCCTCGGTTGTATTACTCGTTCTTAACAAGAAGGCGAGATATAACCCAGCTGTTCTCATTTCTTTGATCATAAGTTTAATACACTTGTATCACCACTACACACTCGCTAAATTACAAAATAAATAATTTTATCCAGTAATTATATATGCGCGTTCGTTTAAAAAAAAGTCCACGTATTGATAAAAAGTTTAGAGCTACTTTTGAAAATGGAAAAATAGTTGATTTTGGAGCACGAGGCTACTCAGACTATACAATACATAAAAACCCTTTGCGTATGCGTTCATACGTAACACGACACGGTGGGTTTGTTCCTCATATGGTACAAAAACAAACCGACCCTAAACTTGTTCATAAAAATATGCTTGATGTAACTCGAAGTGATAAAGAAAACTGGACAAAAACAGGTTTTTTTACCGCAGGGTTTTGGTCGAGATGGCTTTTATGGAGTCATCCAGAACTCGAAGGTGCGAAAAAGATTGTATCTAAGAAGTTTGATTTATCTTTTCTTTAAGACCACGTCGTTTAAGGTTTGCTTTTAACGCCGTCATTAAATTTGCGCGTGGGTCTCTTCTAGTTGGAACTGGTGGTGCGCGTGGCACGGGTGGTGCACGTGGCACAGGTGGTGTGCGTGAGACGGGTTGAGAAACTCGTCGAACACGTGGAGCATTTGGTTCCACTGTTCGTAAAAGTGATTTACACGTTCGTATAAGTTTTTTTGAATTTCGAACCTGGATTTCCAAAGCTGGTTGTCGCCGTCTTTGAATTTTCATCTTGAGTTCCTTTTCACTCAGAGGAACGCGTTTCCCTTTTATTTTTTTGGTTACGCGAAGACCGAAACGTTTTGCTTCATTTTTTAACAAATCTATCTTCATTTATATTACCCAATATAATTTTATTTACTTAATATAAATGTCTAATTGCGCACCAGGTAATTTAGCTTCAACTTTATGTTGTTGTTTATGTTGTTATTTTATAGTCTACAGACAATCTATGGTTGCAATGTCATATTTACCAACGAAACCACCTCAATTACTACTATTAGTATTATGTGCATGCTGCTGTATGAGTTCGCAAATATCAACACTGGGTAACTGTGTATACAAAGCCGTCGCACCAGAAAAGAAAGAAGAAGAATAACTAAAAGAAATTATCCGTTCTATACAATTTCGCCTGAAATGAACCTGTTTGTCCTAAAACCGAAACAGTTTCATTTCCATAAAGTTCTCGACACCCAATATCTTCCATACAATCACGGTTATCAATGGTTACTGGAAGTGGGTACACTTGATCACCTGGTGTTGTCGTATAATAATGGTATTGATCACGTCTCCCTCGAACTTCTTTACCGTATAAAGGTAACGTTTCTTCATCCGATCCTACAAGGACCCCCATTTGTTGGACGTACCCCGGTTTATACTCCTTTATTGGTGGGTTTCTAAACTCCTTTTCCACTGGTATTTGGACTGGAACTTCGACTGGAACTCCGACTGGGACACTAACACGTTTTTTAATAATAATTGGATTACGTATTTGATACACAATTACAGTAATGAGTACCATTAACGCGATAAATAATAGTTTTTGTTGCGTTTTGTTTTTGATCTTCATTTATGTATATCAACATTATTTAACAAACCTTTTTCTAAGTTCGTGAAGAGGTTCTAAATCTATTCTATTGAGTCTGTACTGAACGAGTAACCAAAGAAAAAAGAAAATAGATTTTAAGAAATTATTTGCCTCTGTATCGTCCATTTTATATATAGGTCCCATTACACGGCCAAAGAAAGTTTCATCTTTATCATTTCCTGTTACGGCCATTTCCATCTGGGTCAAAGCACACGTATCATCATTGACAGACCAATGAAAAAATATAAATGGAACGAGGAGTGAATAAAACTCAAGGTTTTGTTTATTTTTCATAAATGGTACAACCAACATTGTTATGAAAAAAAGTAAATGAATGAAAAATATAATGTTCATATCTATTAGTATGAACGAAGAAAAGAAACTTCCGAAGATATGGCACCCACAACAGGAGAAAATACTAAAGGCCTGGGGTGAAGCCGCGGCCTGTTATAGGTATATGCACTACCAAGCCTATTGTTCATACAAAAAATTGAGTATGAAATTTACTATACCACTCATAATTGTAAGTACAGTTACAGGTACTGCTAACTTTGCACAAGAAACATTTCCACCTTCTGTACAACCATTCGTACCTTCGGCTATTGGTGGTCTAAATTTAATCACCGCCATCGCAACAACGATCATGCAATTTCTTAAAATTAACGAACTTATGGAAGGTCACCGTGTTGCGTCTGTACAATACGGTAAAGTTTCGAGAACGATTCGTCTTGAACTTACACTCCCACTTTCGGAAAGAACGTTAAACGGTACAAATATGATTGAAAATATGAGAACCGAATATGACCGTTTGATTGAACAATCACCTAATGTACCTAAAAAAATGATAGATGCATTTGAACGTGAATTTCCGGATGATAATGCATTCTTCAAACCAGAAATTATGCATATACAACCCATTACACCGTTTAAAGCCATTCAAGAAAGTAAGGTTATAACCAAATTAAAAGATGCCGTGGGAGGTGTCGCAAAACGAGAACTTAAACAAGAACTTGACGAAATACGTGGTGTAAAAAAAGCTGTTAAAGCCGATATAGAACGTGTACAAGAACGTAAGAATGAAATATCGGATTTAAAAGATAAAGGACTCGTAAGTCTAAAAGGTGATCTCATGAAAGAATTGCGTAGACGTACAGAACTCATGGAAGTTGTTACAGAATCACCGAAAGACGATTCACAAGATACGCCACCATAATAAATAGCGTAAAGTTAAAGACTGTAATGCACATCAAATAAGGAAAAAGTTTTCTTTTTAAAGGATCTATCACTCTCATTTGAAGTGTATTATTTTCCATAATAATATCTAACGCCTGAGTAGCGAGATCTGCATCTTCAGTATCATTCGACATGAATGCCTTTGTTACAATACATAAACAAAAAAAGGTTGATCGTATTTCGCTCCATGACCGCGAAATAAAAGAAATTACGTCTCTATTAGAAAATGGTAAGAATGTGTTTTTATGTGGTGCGGCTGGTGTCGGAAAAACATTCGCTATTAATAAAATTCTAGATGAGACAAATAGTATAGAAATATATGATGAAGTGTTACGTAAAAAAGATATATTCCTAGGTACGATAAAAAATTCAAATATGTATGCCTATATAGACGATTACGAATCCGATACTGCATACAGAAGTATAGTAGAAACCATATGTGAAGGTGGTAAAATTACAAAAAAGCCTTTACTCGTTACATCTAAAAATGTACATATGTTACCTAATTTTAAACTTGTGTTCCTACCTAAACGTAAACCTGAAACTATCCAGTGGTTAAATAAAAATCACCCACGTTCAAAAATAGCGTCTGAAAAGTGTAAAGGAAATATAGGAAACTATTTCAATTACCTTGAATATAGTGACGAAAAAGATATTTTTAAATCATCAAAAGACATTATCGAAGATTTCTTTTGTAAACCGGGTACTGTAGATATAGAAGAAACTATACATGAACATGGACATATTTGGGGAGCCGTACATGAAAATTATCTTGGGGCTAACCCGGAACACCCCGACAAAATCATGAATGCATTAATAAGTGCAGATACGTTCGATACAGAACTGTATAAGGGTGAATGGGATTTCATGCCTTATTTTGTTTTATACGCCATGAAAATACCAAAAATATATACGGGTAACACCTTAATTGAACCCGATACAATACGACCAGGGAGTGCGTGGACAAAATACGGGAACCAGAAAATGCGTGAACAGAAGATTCGAAGTATACAGTGTCGTTCACATACAAAAATGAACCATCATGAATTCATGCTTTTACGCGAGTATGCACAAAAAGGTGACGTCTCGAAGTTTAAAGAGTATAATCTGACACCACAAGATTTTGATGTTATGAACCACCTGGGTCTACAGAACAAACTAAAACAACGAGAGGTTACTAAAATAAAAAAAATGATTAAAGAAGATAGTCTAAATTAACTAAATGAATACAACTACACCAGCTTCAGAAGAAGAAGAATTTAAAGTGTCTCGGGTCATTGGTAATGAAATTTTCTACCATGGAGAAATTACTGATGTAGATGTTCTCGAGTTCATTGAAGATTTTAAGAAACTTGAAATCGATCTTCTTAAAAGGAAGGCTGAACTTATAGGGTACGAACCTATCATGTACGTTCATGTGTGTAGCGAGGGTGGTGATTTATTCGCTGGGATAAGTGCCATGAATATTATCGAAAAATCACGTGTTAAGGTTGTTACTATAGCACAAGGTGTATGTTGTTCCGCGGCAACATTTCTTCTTTTGGGTGGTCACGAACGTCGTATAGGTAAGAATGCACACGTTTTGATACACCAAATATCCACAAACGGGTTCTGGGGAAAATATGAAGAACTCAAAGACGAAATGAAATCATGTGATAAACTCATGGATATGGTTACAAAAACGTACAAGGAAAAAACAACTATACCCCAAAAACAGTTTAAGAAAATTATGAAACGTGATATGTATTTAGATGCACAAGAGTGTATCAAGTATAATGTTGTTCATTCGATTGATTAGATCCCGACTACAGACCTTTCAGACCCCTTCGGGGTCTGGGTCTGGGGGTCGTATCCC